ACTCAACGAAGAGATGGTGTCTTACGAAGTTGTCTATGAGCCTCTAGTGAAGGATGCTCATGGGGAATGGATGTCTGAGTCTACCATTGAAAAGGCTTGTGAGAACTTCAACCAGAACCTTGAGAAAGGGGTGGTTAATTCTAACCTCTTTCATCTTGAATCTACTGATGCGTTCACCATTGAATCTACATGGGTTCAAAAGGAATTGGATGTAAAGGTTGTTCAAACTGACGAAGTTATTAAAGCTGGTACTTGGGTTGCCAAGATTAAATACCACAGTGAGGATCTTTGGAACCTCAAGAAGTCTGGTGTTATTGGTGGTGTAAGTATTGGCGGTAAAGGAAAGATTAACCAAAAGACTGGTGAAATCACCAATGTCACATTCGATGGTGGTGAATAATGCCTTTGATTATTAAAACAAAAGATGATAGTAAACGTCCTCACCTAGCACTTACTCATATGGAACTCCAACAGGGTAGTGCTAATGGGCGTAATGTATCCCTTCTTATGAAGTCCGATGCAACTATCACAGAAGATGTTGAAAAGGCTCTTGTAGCTCTTGGTATTACTAAATCAATGTTTGCTTCTAAGATTAGCGAGGCACTTTCTAGTGCAGTTCGTGAAGCCTTTGGGGATAAAGATGATAAGTATTGGCTGTATGTAGAAGATTATAATGATTCCATTGTTCTCTTCTGTAGTGAGGGTGGTCTATTTTCGGTAGATTACACTCTTGTAGATGGAAAAGTCACCCTTGGTGATTTGGCCAAACCCATGACTCGTGTTATTTCATATGTACCTGAGTCTGGGGAAATGCTTCTGTCTGAAGACGCGGAAGATAAACTAGAAGAAGGAATCTATAGCCTTGTAACTAAAGCCCTTCAAAACAAAGATACGCAAGAGCATCTGNTNNNGATGNNTNAAGCNCAAGAACATTAAAAAATCTGAGGTAGAAATTTTGGAACAAGAAATCAAGAAAGCAGTTGATGCTGCTGAAGCAATTCTTAAAGCACAACTCGTAGAAAAAGAATCTGCCCTGACCAAAGCACTCGCTGACTTGGAAGTGTTCAAGGCCGAGAAACTGGAAGTTGTAGCTAAAGCTCGTAAAGAAAAGCTTGAAGCTGTAGTTAGCAAAGAAGAAGCAGAAGGTCTGTTCAAAGCAACTGAAGCTCTGGCTGATGAAGCATTTGAAGCAGTTCTGAAGTCGCTTGGTGGTAAAGCCAAAGACGAACAAAACTCTGACCTTTTCAAAGAGAAAGGTGTTAGCGGTGAAGGTGAACCGAAGAAACAAGAAGAAGCTGGTCTGAATCTTGTTGGTGAACTTATTAACAAAAGTAAAAAACAATAATATTGTTTATCAATAAAATCCTAGCTAGGAGTTTCAAATAATATGGCTGCAATTGACACTCGCTCTACTCGCCTTGGCGCTGTACTGCAATATGAAGATCACCCAGAATACGGTCACTGCCGTGATGTAGTTGTAGCTAACGAAGCTGCAATCAAATCCTACGTGATTGGTACTGTTCTTGGTAAAGTAACCGCTAACGGTAAATACAAAATCCTTGAAGCTACTGCTGTTGATGGTAGTCAAAACTTTGCTGGTATTTATATTGGCAAACCAGATGGTGACAACAAACAAACCATCGCCGCTACCACTGATACCAACGTGACTGTTCTGTTCCGAGGCCCTGCTGGTGTAGGTAAAGCCTACCTCGTTTTCGGTGCTTCTGTTGATACTGCTCCTGAACTGGCTGCTGTATATGCCCAAATGGAAGCTGTAGGCATCAAAGTAATCGATCAACCAAATCAATTCGCGTAAGGAATAGTAAATAATGGCAACTACCCGTAGTTATGGTAATGGCTTCCAACTCGTAGATTGGACCGCTGAAATCAACAACCTTGATAACCAAGCTGGCCTGATCCGTGGCATGGATCTGTTCCGCACTCAAGGCACCACTCAAACTGCTATTGTTTTTGACAAGAGCATGAATGATACCACTCTGCTGCCGCAAGTATCCCGTCGTAGTCGTGAGACTACTAAAGGTAATGATCGTCAAGTACAGACTTTCTCGCTGCCTTTGGCCTACTTCAAGCATAGTGACTACATCACCCCTGAAGATATTCAAGGCTGGCGTATGCCGGGCACCCCAGACGCTCCTGAGCAGCTGGCCCGTGTTCGTGTACAGAAGCTGACCGACATGAAAGCCCAAGTAGAGCAATCGCTAGAGTACATGGAACTCCAAGCTGTTAAGGGTATCATGAAGACCCCAGATGGTGCTGTCATTGCTGACATGTTCACTGAGTTTGGTGTTACTCAACAAGTGATTGACTTTGATCTTGGTGATGCAACTACCGATATCAATGCTAAAATCTCGCAACTGAAGCGTTACCTGCAAACCAACCTGAAAACTGGTTCGGCAATTGGTGGTGGTATTCGTGTTGTTGTAGATGGTTCGTTCTTTGACAAACTGGTTAGCCACCCACAGATTCGTCAAGCTTATCTGTACTACGCTTCCCAAGTTGAAATCAACCGTAACAGCACCAACCAATTCTTGGCTTGGGGTTCGGTAGACCAGTTCACCTACAAAGGTGTAACTTTCATCACTTACGATCATATCTTCAAACTGCCTAACGATACCACTGAAGTAGCCGTCGCTACCGACACTGGTCACGTCATCCCAGTTGTAAATGATTTGTTCCGTGGTTACTACGGCCCAAGCAACAAACTGTCGGGTGCTAATGGTCCGGGCGTTGAAATGTTCGCTTATGAATTCACCGACCCGAAAGATGAGTTCCACGAAATGCAAGTAGAGACTTCGCCTCTGTACTTCGCAACTCAGCCACAAGTACTTGTTAAACTGATTTCTTCGACCTAAGTTGAAGATACAGGGCATCGAAAGGTGCCCTTACAGTTTAAATAGATTAGGAGTATAAAATGGCTATTGCAAAGACTACAATCCAAGAACGTTCTTGGGGTGATGTATTTACTGTTATTGATCGTGTTGTCACTGATGTAAACGGTGGGGGTGCTTCGGTACAAGCTGCTGATATTACTGACTCTACCGCTATTGGTCGTACTGTTCTCACCGCTGCAGATGCATCTGCGGTACGTACCGCTATTGGTACTGTTGCAGCAACTACCGCTACTGCTGGTATTGTAAAACAAATCACTTTCACTGCACAACAGTCTGGTGACTTTGCTAGTTTGACCGCTGTCACCACTGCTTATAATGCTTTGTTGACTAAACTGATCACTGCCGGGATTATGCCTGCAAGTTGATATTGGGGCAGCTTGTCTGCCCTCCTTTACTTTATAAGGAGGCTACATGGCGCTCACTGATGTAGACAAGGTTAAAATCATTGTTGGCGATGTTCCGGGTAATCCGCTATATCCAATCTTAGATGATGAAACCTACGAATATCTTTTAGAAACAACTAATGGTGATGTTTGGCAAGCTGCAATCAAAGCTGCAATCATTATCTCATTACGAATTGCTAGTTATCCTACCCGAGAAAGGGCAGGAAACTATGAAGTGTGGAACAGCTATTCTACTGCTTACCTAGCTGCTCTACAGAATATTATCAAGACCCCGGCAAGCCTATTGTCTACGCGTATCATCCCTTATGCTGGTGGTATTAGTAAAGCTGACATGTTCAATAATGACAGCAATCAAGATAATAATATCCAACCTATTTATCAAGGATTTGATAAGGGTGAGAAGCCTTATAATCATGGTAACTCAACACGAGATGCTTCTACATTCTTTGGCATTGATTCAGCCATCCAGTTTATCGGATGGGAATTGGATGCTTTTGAGTAAGGAGGAATTAAATGTCAATTGCAGAATTTAGTTTGGTTAGAAAAGTTCCTGTAACCCTTCTACGGCATACGGCAGGTTCATATATAGATGGTGAATGGGTAGAAGGGGTTGAGACTACAGTTGATATTATGGCTAACGTCCACCCCTTCACAGACTATCAAGTGAGTATTATGCCCGAGTCCGACCGTTCTAAGTCTTGGTTGTGGATGTTTACATCTAGTGAAGTTAGGGTCAAGAAAGAAGGATCTGCTGATCCACATGGCGCAGATAGA